CTATATATTTTCTGAAAGGAGGTCATTATATGTTGACCCGGCTATCTGCTAAAATTCAAGACATTGTTTACCAGGAGCACAGTCTACGCAGGTACTTAGAGTCACTACTCGAGCGCAAAGACTACACACCACGTTCGTGGTTGTACGATGGCGAGTATGGCAACGTCTTCTTGACACCCGACGACGTTAAAGACAAGTGGTTGTCCATTCTCAAAGATAAGCTCGAGAACCATGGCAAAATCGAAGAGAATGTATACCAGTTCGACACTGCTCAGTTGAGTAAGTGGGGACCACAGGGCGGACACGCACCGATTGGCGATTTACTGCAGGATGTAGTATTACCGAGTTTCAATCTCGGTGCCGCAGATCGGAGACCAGAAGCTTTTGACTCGGTCGAATGGCATAAAGCTAAACGAAAGGTGATTAAGATTCTGAAGCAGTACGGTGTAGCTGCACTTCGTCCAGTGGCGTATGAGAACGTTACCGAGGATATGCGTGTTCGAGGTACGCTCGAATCAAATTCAGGAATGCCAGATTTCAAGCGCAGAAATCTGCCTGATGTGAGGGCGAAAGCAATTCACGATGCGGAAACAGGAGCATGGAAAGATTATCCTGCGATTGCTCTGTTTCGAACCTACAATGGTAAGACCCGATTGGTTTGGATGTTCCCAATGTCAGCTAATTTAGTTGAGGGTTCATTCTTCCAGCCATTGCAAAAGGCTATAATGAAAAGCCGGTTAGCCGATGAGTTTTTCAGTCCATGGAAAGGCTTTGAAGCAGTAAGAAAGCTCGTGACGCGTACGTACGATGAGGGTTTGCAGATTGCAGCCTCAGACTTTACTTCTACCGATGCTCACTTCCAAAGATGGACATCGCTTGAGGTGTACGACGTGATAGCTCCATTGTTCGTTAAGTCGGCGCAGTTGCCACTCAAGGAATCAATCGAGCACATGCACAACATTCCGTTAGTTGTCGGACCCAGACGTCAGTTAGTTGGGAGTCATGGTGTATCATCTGGCTCGAACTGGACCAACTTTATTGAAACCATATTTGACATGATCCTTGGCGAATACGTTAGGGAGTTAACTCATGGTGCCGTGCGCGCATTGTACGCAATCGGTGACGATATGGCATGGGTAGCACGGAAGTTCAGGAGTAAGTTTCGCGAAGAGCTCGATGCTATTGGCACTAGTGTAGGGCAGGTCATTAAGGCCGAGAAGACCATGGCTGAACCAGACATGGTGAAGACACTTCAGAGACTATTCCAGCGCGGTTACAGACGAGCCGACGGATTACTTCGAGGTGTGTATTCAACGATACGCGCTTTAAAGTCGAGTATCTATCCAGAAAGATTTCACAATCCGAAGACTTGGGACTCCGATATGTTCTGCGCGCGGCAGTTTATGATATTGGAGAACTGTGTAGATCATCCACTGTTTGAGGATTTCGTTCGATTTGTTTGCAGAGGTAACAAGCATCTAGTTCCGTTTGCGCGAAAATCGAGCGGCCAGCTGGAGGCAATCCACCGGAAAGCCAAACTTGTTCCGGGCCTGAATCCTACTTATAATCAGGAAAAGCGGGATCAGTCATTAGCAAACTTCCAAAG